TGTGTGGTTGCCCTTTATATAATGTGATATTATAGGAGATTACAAATGGCAATTTCGACTGCGATGTGTACTAGTTTCAAATCTGAATTACTAGGTGGTGTTCATGATCTTGATACTCATTCACTAAAACTAGCACTCATCAAAGCATCACCATCAGGTACATATGGTGCTGCTACAACTAACTATTCTAATGTTACAGGCAACTCTGATGAAGCAAGTGGTACAAACTATTCTGCAGGTGGTCAAGTTTTAGACAGTGCAACTATATCTGTCTCAGGAACAACTGCAATCGTTGACTTTGCTGATGAAGTATTTTCAAACGTAACATGTTCTGCTGATGGATGTATTATTTATAATGCAAGTGCATCTAATAAAGCAATCTGTACTATTGATTTTGGTGGTACAGTATCAGCTACTGCAGGTGATTTAACTATTCAGTTCCCAACTGCTGATGCAAGTAATGCTGTAATACGTATAGCTTAAGGAGTAGGGCATGTCGTTCTACGGTGCTAATGATGCTATATATGGTTCAGGAACATATGGCACTGCGTCTTTCGGTGTCACAACTCCAATCATATCTTTAGGGTCTGTTAGTGCTACTGGAAGTGTAACTGCCGCTACTACCACTATACGTAAAGTATTAACAGGTGTTGTTGGTACAGGTGTTATAGGGGGTGCTACTGCTGTTAACGATTCTAGTTTAACAGTTACAGGTGTATCAGCTACAGGATTTGTTAACACACTATCTGAAAATCCATCAGAAGCAGTTACAGGTGTATCGGCTACAGGTGCTATAGGAACTCCTTTTGTTCATGCATTTTTTGGTGCTAACGATGCCCTGTATGGAACAGGTCGTTATGGCACAGCTAGATACGGTATTACTTCACCTACCATAAATGCTCCTAGTATTTCGGCTACAGGTATAGTTGCATCAGTAGCATTTGATGGTCTTGAGGTTGATGTAAGTGAAATCATACCAACAGGTGTTTCAGCTACAGTAACCATTGGTTTAGTTAGAACCATACCGTTTATACTTAGGTCTGTCTCAGCTACAGGTTCTGTAGGAACAGTATTCCTAATAACAAGTGCAGGTGCAACAGGTGTATCAGCTACAGGTGCTATAGAATCAGTACAAGTAGATGGCTTTGAGATCGATGTACAAGAAAGACTTGCATCTGTTTCAGCTACAGGTGGAATAGGAACACTAACACACAGCAATACGCATCGTATTAGTTCAGCAATTGGAACATTTACTGCAGGTAATACAACAGCAACAGGAGTTAACTTTAACTTTGTTGCAAGTGACTACGACAGAAAAAGAGTTGTATATGTACCAAGACAAGATACTGCTGCAGAACGTAGAGCAGCTGCATAGGAGAATTTAATGTCTTTTCGTTGGACACCAAAAGACCCAGATGAAAGTTTAGATTATAGCATAGATTGGTCACGTTTTCTTGATACAGCTACCATCTCTTCTGTTACATGGTCTGTGCAAACACCTGAAATAGCTAAGACAACACTAGCTGCAGGACAAACTTTAACAACTGCGTCATCTAATGCTGTAACTGACAGTATACAAAATATATCCCAAACAAACACAAACACTGTAGCTACTATAAATATAGGTGGTGGGGTGCTAAATCGTGAGTATATCTTTACTTGTAATATAGTTGACAGCACAGGAAGTCAAGCTGAAAGAACTGTAAAAATGCGAATAAGGGAAAATTGATGGCTTATAACTACTTAGAACTTGTTAATCAAGTAAATCGCAGATTAAATGAAACAGAACTTACTTCAAGTAATTTTGCTACTGCTAAAGGTTTTTATGCTCAAGTTAAAGATGCTATCAACGCAGCTATTCGTGATATTAATCAAAATGAATTTAATTGGCCCTTTAATCATGTAGAACAAGAAGATACTTTATCTGCTAATGTGACACGATATTCATTTCCTCAAGATGCTAAATTTCTTGACTTTGAAAGTTTTCGTATAAAAGCTGATACTACTTTAGGAAATGCAACAACAAAACTAGGTGTTATTGCTTATGAAGAATATCTTGATAAGTATGTAGATCAAGAATACGATACAAATGGTAGAAGTGGTGTACCTCAAATGGTAGCACAAGGACCTTCTCTTGAATATATACTGACACCTGAACCCAATAAAGCATACACAGTTGTATATGAATACTATCGTACTCCTGTAGATTTAATACTGCATGATGATGTTCCTGTCGTACCTGAAAGATTTAAACATATTATAGTAGATGGAGCAATGCACTATGCTTATTTATTCCGTGGTAATTCTCAAGACGCAGTTTTAGCTAAACAAAAGTTTGATGAAGGTATAAAAAATATGCGTATTGTATTGATTAACAGAACATATTATTTACGTTCCACAATGTTACCACAGAACACAGGTGGTGGTAGGATGGGATTTTCTAGGTCCATTATCTAATGGCAGACGCATGGCAAACCCATTCATTTGAATTTAAAGGTGGCTTGATAACAAATATATCACCTTATCAACAAGGTTTTCAAGCACCCGGTTCAGCACGTATATTACGTAACTTTGAGCCTTCTATATTTGGTGGATACAGAAGAGTAGAAGGGTACTCTAAGTTTGATACAAATACTGTGCCAAATACAGGTGTTATAAGAGGTATACATAGTTATGGTAATCATGTATATGCTGTAAGAGGTAACGATTTATTTAGATCTACAGGTTCAGGGTGGACACAGATAAGTGACAATGCAACATACAATAGTGCAGGTGTCACAATAGGTGGTTCAGGCAAGGTAAGATTTTTAAAGTATGATTTTGATGGTACAGAAAAACTTATGCTTGTTGATAGCACAGGTAAACCATATAGATTTAATGGAACTACATTTGAACAATTAAGTTCTTTACCATCTGATGTATCAGGTGCAAGTTTTTTAATAAACTTTAAAAATCACATATTCTTTGGTAATGGAAAAAAGTTAGTCTTTTCTGCACCTTATAAAGATAATGACTTGACAATTGCTAACGGTGGTGGTATAATTAATATAGCAGATACAATTACAGGTTTAATTGTATTCCGTGATCAGCTAATAATATTTAGTGAAAGTAGCATAAATATACTTAATGGTAATAGTGTAGCAGACTTTCAACTAAGACCTGTTTCTCGTGATTTAGGTTGTGTTGCCGAAGATACTATCCAAGAAATAGGTGGAGACATTATATTCTTAGGACCTGATGGACTTCGTTTATTTTCAGCTACTGAGAAGATAGGTGACTTTAACCTTGCAACCGTATCAAAAACAATACAGGCTGAAGTATTAGATTTAGTAAATAGTAGTCCAAATGGTTTTAGTAGTACAATCATTCGTGAGAAAAGTCAATATAGAATATTTGGAAACAACACAGGATTTACAAATGATGCATCTAAAGGAATTGCAGCAACTCAATTAGAAGGTGGAATAGCTTTTAATGATTTACGTGGTTTCAATGCTTTTGTAACATTTAGTGAATATAAAGGTCGTACTGAATTTATATACTTTGGTGCTACCGATGGTTACATCTATAGAATGGAACAAGGAAATACTTTAGATGGAACTAACATACCTGCAACTTTTGCTACACCTTTTATACCTTTAGGAGACCCAAAAGTTCGCAAGACAATTTATAAGAGTACAACTTATTTAGATGTCAATGGTCAGTTTGGACTTAGAAAGTCACTTAAGTTTGATTTTGATCAAGTAGATTCTATTCAACCTGAAGTAATAGAATTTTCAAGCGATGCTGCAGGTAACTTCATATATGGTTCAGGAACTTTTGGAACAGCTACATTTGGTGGCAAACAACAAAGTTATTATGAAGTACAAACAATTGGTTCAGGTTTTTCTGCATCACTTGTCTACGAAACTAACGAGGAAAATGTAAGCACTACATTTACCATAGACGCTGCGACCCTGCAGTATATTACTAATGCTAGGAGATAAAAAATGGGAACAGGATATACTCGTAATGATTCGTCAAACAATATAGCTGATGGTAACGTAATTAATGCATCAGACCTTGATGGTGAGTTTGACGCAGTCCAATCTGCTTTTAATGGCAGTGGTGGACATTCACACGATGGAACAACAGGCGAAGGACCACCTATTGCTACAGCAGGTTTAGCTGACAATGCAGTGACTACAGCTAAGATAACGGATGCCAACGTCACTACAGCTAAAATAGCAGATGCTAACATTACTGTAGCGAAGATGGCTGCTAACTCTGTAAATAGTGATCAATATGTAGATGGCTCAATAGATAGAGTTCACTTAGCCGCTGACATCGTTGATGGTACAAAAATAGCTGATGATTCGATTAACTCAGAACATTATGTGGATGGCTCTATAGACACTGCTCATATTGCAGATTCACAGGTTACGTTAGCAAAGATTGCTGACCAAACTGCAAATTCAGTTTTAGTTAGAGATGCTAATAGTTCAGGTGTTCTTTCTGCAAAAGCAGTTGGAGATACACAGGTACTCATAGGTGATGGAACAGGTTTTACAGCTGCTGCGTTATCAGGTGATATAACTATGACAAACGGTGGAGTAACTACAATTGGTGCTCAAAAGGTACTAAACTCTATGTTAGCAGACGATGCTGTAGGAGCAGATGAATTAGCTGCTAATGCTGTAGTAACTGCTTCTATTGTAGATGCAAATGTAACCACTGCTAAGATTGCA